GGTCAAACGACTTTGGCTGACAGACGTCCCTAAAGACGAATGCCAACCATCGTCATGACACCAATTATCTCCTGATGCCTTTGGCGATCGAACGACCGTTTGCAATCACCATGGAATACGACTCGTACATGAACCAGCCCTTACCAGCCTGTTTCTCAGTAGCCGCCGTCAGCACTTCCGTTTCGATGCCACCGCGGTCAGTGTACTGACCATGAGTAGCCGGGTCCGAAATTGCGTAGAACTCACCTTGATTCAGCACACGGTGCTCAGGGTGACGATACGCATCCGAAGTGATTGCCATACCGTACAGGATAGCGAGTTCACCCGTCATGATCAGTTCATGACGCGACACAGGCTCGATCGCTTGGATGAAGGTGGAGTCACCGACGATGTCGATGTACATGTCGCTGGCGATCAGCAGTTGGGGAACCGGGAGGTCCCAACGACTAACCATGTTGCGAACTTCCATCAGCGTCATGGGCGTGAGGGTACCGGAAATGACAGTCAGATCGTTGTCGATACCGACCATCATATCAGCAGCCGTCTTGTACAGACGGTCTTCACCCACCATGATGGCTTCGAGCGCTTCAGCGTACTTCTCGTCCAGCACGTCACCAACTGAAGTGTTGATTTCGCGTTGTTCAACGAAGGGCTTCGCTTCGATCATGATTTCAGGCGGCATGAACAGCTTGTCGCGAATGATCTGCGCTTGCGTTTGAGTGGGCGACGTGGCGTAAGTAGCCGTGACGTCCTTCATACGCATTTTCACCGTCGGGAACTGACCGTTCACCAAATCTTGGCGAGCAAGATACTTGCGTGANAANCCNCGACGATTGGCTGCCTGATACAGGTCTTTGGCCATCACTTCGCCGAGTTCACGATGGACGTCCTTTGAATTGAACATCGCACGAACCAGCTCACGGTTGCGAGCAGAACGCTCCATCCGTTCAGCGGTGGTGACATCGCCGTTCGCACTGGCGGCGAGCAGTTTCAGCTGTTGTTGGAAAGCGTCGCGTTTGTTGCTGGCGTTGATTTCGCCGTTCGCACCGACCAGACGCTCTGACGAGCCTGGGGCGCGATAGTCTGTTGCAAGAACTGGGGTCTTGACCTTGGGCATTGATTACTCCTGTGTGAGTTGTGAGTTTGGAAAGGTCAGTGTTCTTACTTGAGGAACAGACCAAGGTACGGATTGGACGAACTGGGAGCCGCAACGACCACACAGTCCACTGTCGTACCCGAACCACCGACGGTGAACTGACCATTCGCGCCAGTCTTCACGGTGATACCTGCAGCAGTCCAGTCTTTCGTGGAATCGTATTCGGTCGTGTAGACGATGCCCATTTGGAACACACCCACTTGACCGATCGACGTGCCAGCAGCGCCGCCAGGATACACGTCGCCTTGGATGGCGCGAGCTTCGATGGCAGTCGGTGCGAACTTGTAGTTCAGACGGAGAGTATGACCACGATAGGTCGAATCAGCCATCGTGACAGTTTCGCCAGACACTGTGTAGTGAGTGGTAACANTCAGCAGNGTGCTGGTGGTCACGTCGTACACAGAGAGCGTACCAGACGAAGGCGTGCGTGCGATGGTGACAGCGTCAGTGTTGGGAACGACCTTTTCTTCAACCTTGGGGAAGGTTGCGAGGTCAATTTGTTGACTGACTGCGATGCCGAGGAAGTTCTCGCTGCTCGAGCCAGCGGACGGTTTTGCACCGAACACGCCACCCGTGGTGTCTGCAACAAGGGCTTGGCCTTCTGCAGCGATTGTTGAAGACGCAGCGATCGGCACTTCAGTCGCGATGATTGGACGGCCGTTAGGGAAGTAAAGCATTGATATTGCTCCTATTACGAAGAGAAGGATTTGCCACCGAGAAGAGCCTGCAATTCAGGTGTCTTGTAGTTGGCGGTCACTTGAGTGTCAGACTTATCGACGTTGGACACCGTTGTAGCGACTGTCGCCACCACTCCGTTGTCATCATCTTCGTCTTCTTCACCTGCTTCACCGTCGTCATCTTCTACATCGTCTTCCACCGCAGCCTTTTGGAACGGCAGATACTTTGTAAGATTGACGGCTTCAGCGAGGCCGTTTCTAACCTCGACAGGTTTCGATGCCAGATCGCGTGCGATTTCGAGAACCGTCCGCAAATCCGCAACTCCATGTGTAGCAAACACACGATCAACCAGCCTTTCAGCTGATCCGGACTTCAAGCCAGCGGCTGTCAGTTCGTTGACCAATGCGGCCTTCACAGGACTGGTATGGTTACGCCAGTAGTTCTGGGCGTGACCTGCGACTGCGATATCCATCGCTTGTTGGAAGTCTTCGGACACTGTGTCCAGACTAGCAGTCACTTTCTTGGCTTCTGCAGCAATGGCGTCTTTCACCAATTTGGCGATTTGAGGCCCTGCCTTGATCTTCAGTTTGGCTGTCGTGAAGTTGTAGTTCTTCAGCGCCGCTTTGAGACCCAGAGTTTCGATCGAGTTCTTCACCGCGACTTGGAAGCTACGTTGGAACATGAGTTCCGCGTTATCTCCGGCAGTTTCAGGTGTCAAGCTAGCGATGATCGTATTGCCTACAGCAACATTCATCGTTTCACCCAGATACACGAAAGCGATTGCAGGAGCGACTTCTTCACCGACTGGTTGGACGTCTGGACCAGTGCGTTCAGTCACAACGTCTGACAGGTCGACTTCGATATCCACACCACCGTCTTGAGTCAGATTCTCAACGCCATTAAGACGTTTTTCTTCGCTCGCATCGGGAGCAGGATCGTTGTCACCTTTGACGCCAGTGTCAGCCACTGGAGGCACGCCAGCGTCTGCGACGTTCAGTGTGTCTTCTTCGTCAAACAGCTCATCGCCGCTATCGTCTTCTGGGACGTCTTCAATTTCATCGTCGTCATCGAGATCGATGTCGATGCTGTCCATGTCTTCAATATCGAGGTCATCGGTATCCGATATTCCATCGAAATGATTCATGGGCATTTCGTCAGCGTCAGCTTTTTCTGCTTTGGCTTTCTTTCCCGAATTGGTCGCTTCACTNCGATAATTCATCTCATGNCCACACGCAGTGCAGCTGAGTTGAGAAACCGAAGCCACCACAGCACCAGGAAGGATGTTGTGAGTGTTGCACGATCCACAGGTTACGAGCGTAAGTTTGTCGTCTGCCGGGATATTCAGTTTCGCAGTCGTTTTGGTCTTCGCGACGATTTTGCCGCTACCACAGGACGTGCAGTGATACTGCAAACCCTTCGCAGCGACAGCCATGAACGAGTGACTGCAATCTTCGCAAGAGTGTTCAGTGTATTTGAACTTTGCGAGGACTGCGCTCGTATCAGGCGCGTCGATCAGACTTGGATCACGAGTTGCGAACACGAACATTCCACCAGCCTTCTTCGCCGTTTCCGCGATTTGTGCAGCCTTCTTCGAAAGGGTTTTTGGCATGTGTTCTCCTTAAGGAAATCAGACAAGCGGAGATTGCTTATCGGACACAATATAATTAGGTCTTGCAACGAATGCTCAAAATGGCTCTTCTACATAAATGGGAGGAATTCAAATGTAAATAGGTGGGTAGGAATGCGATTGGAATTAATTACCAGATTAATTCAATCAATTCAGACAGACCTGAACACAGTTTCCAATTGAAAGGCGGAGCGTCATGACCATGAACCTGAACCCGAACACAAATAAATCAACCACCGTAAATCCGAATACTGTGCATGGATCATATTCTGATCTACAAGACGAAATGAAAGTCAAGAACGAGAAACTCGCCCAACTGTATGAAGAACGAGTAAAACAATCCCGTGAACAACACGACGCATTCGTTCGTCACTACATGGGTGAAAACTACGAACCGAAATTCAGCAACGTTCTTCAGGACGAAACATATTTCGTCATGTTCTTCCGCACGAAAAAGGCCAGCGTCACCATTCCGCCTGTCATGATGGGAGGACAAGAAGAACAAGTCAAACCTGGACGCATGTACGCATGTTCTGGTAAAGAAGCCAGGATGTTCGAACGCACGCTGGCTACAAAGAAATTGGAAGTCTTGAATCTTACACCGAAGAGAGACGGTATAATGGTTAGAGTTAACTGGATCTGCCAGAATTGGGCNAAGCTCAATGGNATTCAGNCCAGAAAGCCTGCNNGNAAGGCATTTGATTCGTACAAAGAATCCGCTCACACCACCACATCAACAGGAAGTTAACACCGATGAGCAAGACTCTTACACACACGAAACTCAGNCCAACCCTTGCACTGTCTGAGTGCACGGACGGATTTTGGCTCTGGGACCAAACACGAGGGATGAATCTGTCGATGCGGGCCAAGAGTTCCAACGACGCGTTTGTTGAAGC